TGTGGTGTATGATCCATGTACAGTGGATGAGATGTGTGCTACTATTCATGCTTATATGGAGAAGCATAAAAGTGAAGATGGATTTACAAATACTTTAGTTACTATAGATCACTCAGCTTTATTTAAAGTTGGTAAGGGGCAGAAGGATAAGTTTGAGATGCTCTATGGTTTAGGTGAAGCCCTTACAGAAATGAAGAAAAAGTTTCCTGTGGCATTCTTGGTTCTTAGTCAGTTAAACAGAAATGTAGAAACTGTAGAGAGAGCTAAAGATGGTACATATGGAAACTATATTCTTGACTCTGATTTATATGGTTCTGATGCTTTATTACAACATGCTGATGTAGTGCTTGGTATTAACCGTCCTGCTAATAGAAGGCTAAAATTCTATGGACCTGAGAAGTATATTATTAATGACCCAGATTTACTAGTATTTCACATACTAAAGTCTAGAAATGGCTATATGGGCATGAACTTCTTCAAGTTAGATAGAGATGTCATGAGGATTATGGAAGTTGATCCACCACCAACATCATCGCATTAAAATTAAAAATTATGTATAACAGAAAAGACAAAGAAAAGGAGTTGATGGAACATCACTCAAAGTTTTTAGAAAAGCTAACCGGTGGTTATCAGTTTACAGCTAAGACTGCATTCTATAGCAAGGGTAAGTTTGGAAGACAGATTCAGTTTTTTGAGAATGAATTAAACAAGGGTACTGATATCTATGTAGAATTAGTGGACATTGAAAGAGATGCAAGAGGAGCTGAGACAAACATGGTTCCTATGTTTTGGGAGAGACCACTATTTAAGTATAGATACAATCCCTATTTTAAGGAAGAGTATGAAGTTAAGACTTCTACAAATTCTAGAGGCGAGGAGTATTCTGCATATGTTGTTCCAACTTCAGAACTTGTTTGTGTAAACAAAGGGTCTGAAGAAATTCCTTACAATAGCTATGAGACACAGAGAACTGAAGAGCCAAAAGAACAAAAGAAGCTAAGTGTGTTTCCAGATTTTGAGGAAGAGTTTGTCCCTAAGCTCAAGACTCAAGAAACTGATGAAGATGTATCTAGCATTCTTTTGCAAATTGCTGAAGGTTTTCAAAAACTAGCACAAAAATTAAAGTAAAATGAGTATAGTACTTCCAACTAAAAAAGTAAAAGCTAACAGGGTTAATCCTAAAAGATTAATTGTGTATTCAAAGCCTAAAACAGGTAAGACAACTGCATTTGCAGGTCTTGATGATAATTTAATTATTGACTTAGAAAATGGTGCAGACTATGTTGAAGCCATGAAAGTCAAAGCTAATAATCTTCAGGAGCTAAAAGAAGTTGGTAAAGCAATCAAAGAAGCTGGTTATCCATATCAATATATTACTATTGATACTGTGACAGCTTTGGAAGATATGGTTATGCCACTTGCAATTAACTTATATAAGCAAACGCCAATGGGTAAGAATTATTCTGGAGACAGTATTCTTACATTACCTAATGGTGCGGGTTACTTATATGTTAGGCAAGCATTCTTTCAAGTTTTAGATTTTATTGATACCTTAGCTCCCCACATTATTCTATCTGGTCACATTAAGGACAAGCAGGTAGATGATAAAGGAGAGATGGTTATGTCTGCAAACATAGATTTGACGGGCAAGATAAAATCTCTAATCTGTGCTAACGCAGATGCAATTGGTTATATGTATAGAAAGGGTAATGAAACCATTCTTAGCTTTAAAACTAATGAAGAAGTGACTTGTGGTGCAAGACCAGAGCACTTGCAGAATGAAGAAATAATAATTTCTGAAATGAAAGATGGTAAGTTAAAGACTTACTGGAATAAAGTTTATAAATAATAAAAAACAAACAAAATGGGTTTAAGTACAAAAGATCTAGTAAATGAGAACAATGGTGGTGGAATGGCAAAAACTATTGCACCAGGAAACCACACATTAAGAATCAACAGTGTAGTGTTAGAAGACTTTCAATTTATTGATGGTGCAAAACACTTAATACTAAATGTTGAGACAGAGCCAATTGATGGATTTGAAGGTTTTCTAATTGATAAAGATGATGAAAGCAAAGGAAAATACAAAGGTCAAATTGGTCGGGTAAAAGCTAGTCAGTATGCGTATGCTGATGGACAAACAAAGTCTGGAATTAAAATTCAAAGAGATAGATCTTTGATGATGTTCTTGGCTAACTTGTCTAAAGCAACAGGTATAATGAAATGGTTTGAGGAGCAAGATAACAAGTTTAATACAATTGAAGATTTTGTAAAGAACTTTAGTGACAATGCTCCAATTAAAGATAAGTATCTAGATTTTTGTATTGCTGGTAAGGAATATGAAAATAAGTCTGGCTATACTGCATATGACATGTGGTTACCAAAAGCAGAAAACAACAAGTATGCTTATGGTAATGAAGGTTCTGATAGAATTCTTAAATATGATGAAGCAAAATATCTTAAGAAACTTGAGGTAAAGCCAGTAGATAACTTTGGTGATGATGATGATGACTTTCCAACACCAGGTAGAACATCTTCAGATTTTAGTTTAGATTAACAACTCCTAGATAAAGGGGTTGTAATGACCCCTTTATTTACTTAAATTGGGTTGCTATGATTTCTACAAAGAATTTAATATATGATTTAGCTGATGTCCCAAGAGAATGGGCATTTGAACATTATCTTAACCTAACAGAAAAGCTTACAGGACAAGATATTAAAATGAAATCAATATTTAATCCACGGGAGAAGACACCTTCTATGTGTATTTATATTGACAGAAATAATATCTATAAGTTTAAAGATTTTTCTTCAGGTAATGGTGGTGATTCCATTGCTCTTGTCCAAAGTCTATTTAATTTACCCACTAGAGGTTCCGCAAGTTATAAGATTATAGAAGACTATAACCAGTATGTTCTAAACAATGGTCATAATCCTATAAAGTCTTATAAGCAACACAGTAAGTTTAAAGTTACTGATTATGAAATGCGGCACTGGAATACTCTTGATCAGAAATATTGGATGGGATATCACATTGGTTCTAGATTATTGTCTAGATATAATGTGGTTCCACTAGAATATTATGTGATGACAAAGACAGATGAAAATGATGTTGTGTCAAGTATAACTATCAGGGGTAACTATATCTACGGTTATTTTAGAGAGGACGGGAATCTTTATAAGATTTATCAGCCAAAAGTGAAAGACAGTAAATTTATCAAGGTAAGAGATTATATACAAGGTACTGAGCAATTAGTATTTGATAAACCCTATTTGATTATTGCATCTTCACTTAAAGATTTAATGGCATATCAAAAACTAAAGATTAGTAATTCAGAAGCAATTGCACCAGATAGTGAGAATACTATGATACCAGAGAATATAATGAATAACATTAGTTCTAAGTATCAGAAAGTATGTGTGTTGTTTGATAATGATGAGGCTGGTATAAAAGCTGCGGAGAAGTACAAATCTAGATATGGTTTTGAGTATGTTGTTCTAGAGATGGAGAAGGATTTATCAGATGCTATTAAAGTACATGGTATAGATAAAGTTAGAGACAATCTATTACCGTTATTAAAACAAGCATTATTATGAGTAAATGGTCATACCAAGGGCAAGACTTTGAAAGCTCCATGATTCCAGAAGGAGCAGAGGGTTTTGTGTATGAGATGCAGGCTATAATAAATGGAAAGCTTGTAAGGTATATTGGAAAGAAGAACTTTTATTCTATAACAAAGAAGAGGATGGGTAAGAGAGCTGTAGCACAGTTACAGGATAAAAGAACTAAGAAGTATACCATACAAAAGAAGCTATCATATATAGATTATTATAGTAGCAATGCAGAATTAAAAGCTGCACATAAAGCCGGGATAGACATTAGAAGATACATAATCAAGATATGTTTCTCTAAGACTGAACTTACTTATTATGAGACTAAGTATCAGTTTATAAGAGAAGTACTTGAGAGTGATGAGTTTCTAAATGGAAATATTCTAGGTCGCTTCTACCGTTTTAAATGAAAATATATTAGGAATGTAGAAAGTATAATAAATACTTGGAAATTATTAACCTTTAAATCAAAATAGAATGAGAATAATTATTGACAACAGAACTCAAAGACCATTAGTGACTATTGATACACACACTTGCACTTATCCTTATGCAATAAGAGATGCTATTGAATTAGCATTAAAACTTGATGGATATGATAAGGAAACTATCAATGAAATATTTGGTATTATGCCAGATGTTTGTTGTGAAGAAAAAACCCTTGAATCAGAATAAAGTTTTACAAATTCAAATAATTATGACAGAAGAACAATTAATGGAAGTCTTGATCCAATTGGCGGATCAGGGGGTTACTGGTATTAAGGTACATTATGATGGTAGTGGAGATAGTGGAGCTATTGAAGGTATAGTATATACAGATATAGAAGATGCAAACTTTTCTGACATTGATCTTGTAAGTGCATGGGATCAAGACATGAATCTTGCAGCATTAAACTCTAGTGCATATGCAACTATTGAAAATTTTGCCCATGAAACAATACTTGATAATCTTGAGGATTGGTGGAATAATGAAGGTGGTTATGGGGAGTTGTTAATTAAAGTTCCTTCAGGTGAGTATCTTGTAAATAACAATATTAGAATCATGAAAGTTGAAGAGTATAATCATCATGGTAACTTATTTAAAAAAACAGAAGAATAATGTCACATCCTTGGCAACATGCAAGATCTTCAGCTAGAAAGTTTGGAGGTTTTCCAATTGATTACATAAAAATTCATGAGTGGTTTGATGAAACTAAGGCTTGGATTGGACATAGTAAACATAGAATGTTCCGTCACCATAGTGAGGGAATATTTGAATGTGAGAAAAAGTTTGGGCCAAGTTTTGAAAATTCAGAGGGCAAAACAGTATATACAAGATATGTTGGAGAACAACATGTAAAAGAAGATTGCAATGGTTATATACCAAGTGCAAAAGAGTGGGTGGATAATATAAATACACCTACAGAATGGATGATTAAAACTTTGAAAATTGAAGACTAATGGAAGATGTAAAGACAATTGAATTAAAAAATGAGAAAATCAGAATTGTTTTCACAAATGAAGAAAATCCTGATGAATCACAATTAGTGATGACATTTACTGTAACAAAAGATGGAGAAAAAAAGATAACCTCAGTAGGATTAGACACTTCTCTTATTAATAGAGAAGTATCATTTATGGGTGAAATGTATATGAAAACTATTGATCTTTTATATACTGTGAAAGAAATATTTGATTTAGGTCAAACATATGAGGGACTACATGTATTAACTAGAGCAGAATATAAAGAATATGTAACAAAAGTATTGGGACATAAAATTGAAGATTAATGATTTTAAGTAGAGATGAAGTTAAAAATTTAGTAAATATGATGAAGTCACCAGATAAAGAAAATAATTATCTGGTGTACAAAGTTTTAGAAGATTTAGATTTAGAAGCAAATCTTGGAGAAGTACTTGTTATCTTTAGATATGGTAACTATAGGTTAGAGGAGTGGGAATACGATTGTCCAAAGGTTTATGATTTTATAATAAATAAACTACATGATTACAATGGTGGATGGGATTCAAAACCTACTACAAGTGATATCTTATCATTACTAACTAAGAATAATGCTTCTAAAGATTCTATAGAATTATTTCTAGAATACTTTATGATGAATCTTGGTAGAATGTTGGACAACATGGGTTATCCAACAGACAAGTTTGAATTAACAGTTAAATTAAAAGACAATGGACAAACAGCAAAGTCTAAGTAAAATTAGTAAAGAGCTAATGTTGAGAGAGCCCTATTATGGGTTCTTTCTTATTATGCTCAATAAAATGTGGAGAAAAGATCTTCCTACGGCAGGTGTAAGTAAGAATGGTATCAACTATCAGTTGGCTATCAATGAGGAGTTTTGGACAAGTCTTAGTGAGAAGCATCAAATGGGATTGCTTAAGCATGAGTTATTGCATATTGCTTTTGGACATTTAGTAAGTTTTAGTTCTTTTAGAAACAAGAAACTTGCTAATGTTGCAATGGACATGGAGATCAATCAGTATATTGATCCAGAATATTTGCCAGATGGAGGTATAGATATAAATAACTATGAAGATCTTGATCTTGATATTAAAGCAGGTTGTAGATATTATTATGATAAACTACAACAGCTTAAAGATGAGAAGGACAAGAATGGTACTTGTGGAAATGAGGAGATGGATAAGTTGCTAGATTGCATAGATAATGGAGATGTTCCTGATCATAGTACATGGGAAGAGTTTGATGATCTTAGTGAAGCTGAGAAAAAACTAATTGAGAAGCAAATTCAAAAAGTTTTAGCAGATGCTAAAGAACAAACTATTAAGAAGCGGGGGAATGTTCCAGGTGAGATAGAAGGTGTTATAATTATTGAAGAAATAGTTAAACCTAAATTTGACTGGAGAAGTTATGTGAGAAGATTTTCTGGTACAAGTACTAAAGTATTTACCAAGAAGATTAGAAGAAAAGAGAATAGAAGGTATGATGAAAATCCTGGCCTTAAAATTAAAATGAAACAGCATATGTTGTTGGCCATTGATACTTCAGGTTCTGTAAGTGATACAGAGTTAACTGAGTTTATGAATGAGATACACCATATCTATAAAGCTGGAGTAGATATTACAATAGTTCAATGTGACACAAGTATTAATTCTATAGAAGAATACAAAGGTAAGAATGAACTAAATGTAAAAGGTAGAGGTGGGACTGAGTTTGATCCAGTCCTAGATTATTATAATGCTAACCAAAAGAAATATACAAGCCTGGTGTATTTTACTGACGGAGAGTGTTATACATCTGTAAAGCCAAAAGGACGTATCCTGTGGGTTTTGTCAGAGAGATCAAGTATGAATGAAAGTTTACCAGGTCATGTAATTAAATTAGAACTATAAAAAGAAAAACTATGAGCACAGTACAATTAAACGTAGAAGAGTTAAAAGGATTTATCCGCCATATGGTTGCAAATAACCAGTATATCCAAAGCCAAGGAAAAGTTCCAGTGGCAATTAATATTGAAGGTGATGCCGGTCTTGGTAAAACTTCAGCTATCATGCAGTTGGGTAAAGAACTTGACATGGATGTAGTAAAGCTTAATTTATCTCAGATAGAAGAATTAGGTGACTTAGTTGGTTTTCCTGTTAAAGAATTCTTGGTAAGAAATCAAGAAGGTAAAGAGCGTTGGATAAATGAAGCTCAGATTCAAGGAGCTCTTAATGCTAAGTTTACTGTTGTAGATAAGAGAATGGCTCATGCTGCTCCAGAGTGGATTCAAGGTAAAGGTGAGGGTGGCTTCTTGGTATTGGATGATTATACTCGTGCAGACCATAGATTTATGCAAGCTACTATGGAGATCTTAGATAGACAAGAATATGTTTCTTGGAAGCTACCTAAGAACTGGCACGTAATCTTAACCACTAATCCAGACAATGGTGATTATAATGTTACTTCTTTGGATGTTGCTCAGAAGACCAGATTTATTTCTGTAGAGATGAAGTATGATGTTAATGTGTGGGGTAAATGGGCTGAGACAGCAGGAATAGATGGTAGATGTATTAACTTTATGTTGATGCACCCAGAGCTTGTAACTCAAAGAGTTAATCCAAGAGCTATTACTACGTTCTTTAATGCTATCAGTTCTATTCCAAAGTTTGAAGATGATCTTCCACTAATCCAAATGATTGGTGAGGGTTCTGTTGGTGCTGACTTTAGTTCTATGTTTACTATGTTTATTAACAATAAACTAGATAAGATTATTTCTCCGGATGATATTCTTAACAAGGATGAAGCATATGTAATGGGAGCTTTGACAAGTGCAGTTGGTAAAGATGATGATTTCAGGGCAGATATTTCAAGTGTAATTGCAACCAGATTGGTAAACTATTCACTTGTTATGGCTGAGAAAGGTTCTGTTGCTGCACCTATTATTGACAGATTAGCTAAGCTTACTACAGACTGTGAAGCATTTACAAATGACTTGAGATATTATATGATCAAAGAGATTGTAAATGGAAACAAGGTGAAGTTTGCTAAACTCATGCAGAATACTAATGTGGTGAAGATGGCTATCAGCTAAAACAGTGATAGAACAGTTACCCCTTTAGTCAAACATCAAACAAATTAATAACTAAGATGGGGGAAGGTAGTACTTCCCCTAATCTTTATAAAACAAGTATGGAAAAATACGTTCATATAGAATTACATGGTGAGAATCACCATAGTCTTATTAGTGGATTTAATGTAAAAATTATAGAAGCATTAGGAACAGATGTTCCGGATTTTGTAAATTCAAAAGGATATGTTCCTAAACAAGGAGACATGATATATTTATTACCTGGCGTAAATATTCCTCGGGTAAAACTAAAAGATTTAGCTTTAAATCTTGGTATTAGAGTTGTCAGAGATCCAGAGAAAGCCAATGTTATATTCAGTGGTAAAAGCAGTATGGGCAAGATGACAGGTTCTGATTGGTATTATATTGCAGATGCAGAACTTATTCTTAATCGTGTCAAAGAAATTTGTGATGACGGGTATTATATTGAAAAATTAGAAACAGCTATTGCTGCATCAGGTGCTACTAAAATTTGTTCAGATTGGTCAGACATGAGAAATTGTTTAGCAAAAGATTATAATCACTATGAAAGTGGTTATATCTATGCTGTTGAAGAAGATCATGCAGATACATATAGTGCAATACAGGGTAAACCAATTTATAATGAGACAGAGTTAATTACTAACATCAACGGTGATGACTCCACTATAATAGATGAAGAGGTTTTTCAGCAATTGAAAAATATGTTTGAGAGCTCAGATAGTGACAATCATATTTTAGCTATGGAGATTATGGCAAACTCTCATTATGAAAAAAGTGTTCTTTATTTGCAAATGCTATTGAGTAATTATTCTTATCAGATCAGTAACTCTCATACTAAGAATCATGTGAACTTTAAATCAATGCTTAGTTATTTTAATTGGGTTCCAAGAAATATTGGTAATAGAAGTGCAGAGAAGATTGTTGAGATCATTGATGACAAAGGTTTACTTACTGTAGATATGATCAAGAGATTGTACAAAGAGTATACTTATTCTATTCACGGAAATATTAATTATAGTGATGTATTTGAAGTTAAAGAATTTACTATCAAACAAGAGTATCTTGATAAGCTTAATCTGTCTTCTCTAAATTTAATTAATCCTGAACTAGAAGAAAATCTTGAGGTCACAGATCCGGTGGATGAAATAGTAACAGATGAACTTATAGAAGCTGCATTAACTAATATTAACCGCAATGAACTTAAGTCAGAGTTAATAGCTCTTGAAGAAGAAGAATTAGCTGAAAAAGATTTGGCCACTTATAAAGAAGAAGAATCAAATAACAATCAAATAGAAGAAAGTAATGGCGGGAATGACCTTGACTGGTTCTGAGGAACTAGAGAAGTTTTATAAAGAGAAGTTTTATTTCAGCTATAGTAGTCTGAGTAAACTTCTTTATTCTCCCGTGGCATTCTATAATCATTATGTGCTCAAGAAGAAAGAAGACATTGTGGGACCCCATCTGGTAGCAGGTAGGGTTCTGCACTGTCTCTTATTTGAAGAGGACAAGTATGATGATTATTTTACAAGCCTCCCGGGAAAACAACCAACTGATAGTCAGAAAAAAATTATTGATAATATTTTCAAGATACACTTGTCAGTAGAAAATAATACATTATCTTTGGAAGACTATTCAGCAGATATACTCACAGAGCTACTCACAGCTAATCTTTATCAGACACTCAAGACAGACCAACAGAGACTTGATAAGATACTCACAGAAGAAAACAAAAATTACTTTCAGTTCTTAAAAGAAAGTCAAGACAAACTAGTAGTTGATGAACCTACTCTAAGTGGCTGTAGAGAAGGTGTTATTGTTCTAAAATCCAATCCGGAAATTAGACAGCTACTACAACTTGACAGGACAGAGGAAGATACTCATCTAGAAGTTTACAGTGAGTTGCTTGTAAATATAGATGTAGATTATCTACCTTATGGTTTTAAGGGAATTATAGATAATCTTGTGATAGATAAAGAATCTAAGACAGTCTTTATTAATGACCTTAAGACAACGGGTAAATCTCTTTTAGAATTCCCGGACTCTGTGCAGTATTATAAGTATTGGTTACAAGCCGTGGTATATGAGAAACTTGTGTTTCATAAATTTCTAAAAGACTTACCTGATCTGGATGAGTGGAAATTGTATTTTACATTTATTGTAATAGACAAATACAACCAAGCTTATCCATTCCAAGTCTCAGGAGAGACAATGGCCATATGGCAACAAGACTTTGATGAAGTAATGGATATGGCAAAGTATCATTATGAAAGCAAAGACTTTACACTGCCATATGATTTAATTATGGGTAATGTAAAATTGTAGAAATTATGGTAATTAATGCACTGTATAATAAATACTTTCAAAAGTCCAAGATATTTTTATATCCGCTCTTGGGCATTAAAAGGGGGACAAGTGTAACTCCAGATGAAACATACATCAGCTGGAATGGAAAATATTCTCCCGAGGATTTAAAGTTGGTGTGCATGTATAAAACAAGAAAAGATGAAGAGTATAAAAACTTTGAAACTAATGTTTTATTAAAGCACTCAAGATTATATGATTACGTAAAAGTAAATGAAAATAGCAGTGTATTTATATTTGATTTTTCAGATCACAAAGACAATTGGCAAATGTTTATTGAAGGAAAGTTCAGTAAGTTTGACAATAAAATTAAAAACAAAATTCTAGATTTCTTTGAGAAGAATAGTGGAAACTATGTATATGTGCATAGCTTTTTGTACCCAAACAAGTGGTATGATAGATATGCAGAGCTGTTGGGTGTTGAACCAAATTTGCTAAAAGAAGTGGGTGAATTGTGTACTAAAACTGATATTGATAAAGAAAGTTTATTAATTCAGGTGGCAGATTTGGAAAATATAAGAATTCTAGATTAAATTTGTAATAATTAAAAAACCAAAAAATGAGTGAAAAATCAATGATGCTTGTTCAGTCTAGCTGGCAAGAAAACCAAACCTTTAGACTTATCCCTATCACGGATAACTGTCCTTATGTAGAATGTATCTTTGACCCGGGTACAAAAGTATTTGTTATTATCTCTAAAACTACTAAGCAAAGTTTACACATGCTTCCTAAGTTAGATGATTACGGACAAGTAATTACCGGAACAAAAGGAACTAAACAAGACAGACATAAGATTGAAGTATTTCAGGAGTTCTATATTGAGAATGCTGAAGCTATCACAGAGATAGTAGAGCACTTTGCAATTAACGCCAAGAAATTTAACTACAAGTCTTTCATGACTGAAGAAACAAAATCTAAGTAATTTAGGTCACGATGGGGTGGCTTAGGTTGCCCCATTTTTATACACGGGGAAACAGCTTAACTGAATTATTATGAGACAGCACTATGTAATGGACTATGAAACCCTATGCTCTTGTTTCATAGCAGTCTTTGAGGGAGTAAAATCTGAAGAGCCAATAATCTTTACTATTCACGAAAGCAAGAATGAGATTCTAGAACCGGTAACTTTTCTAGAAAGGAACATTGCATATGATGAATGGCATGTAAGTTTTAATGGTATTGGATTTGATAGCCAAATCACTGAACACATCTTAAGAAATAAAGAGCAGCTTCTTGAGCAATCTGGTGATACTATTGCTAGATTTATTTATAGAAAAGCACAAGATGTAATTAATAGAAGTAACAATGGTGAGTTCCAGGAGTATTCTCCCAGGGACCTAAGCATCAGACAACTTGATGTATTCAAACTAAACCATTGGGACAACAATGCAAAAAGATCTAGCTTAAAGTGGATACAGTATACTATGGATTGGCACAACATTATTGATATGCCTATCCATCATACTACTGAAGTTACTACAGAACAAATACCTGAGATAATCAGATACTGTATTAATGATGTCAAGTCTACTAAGCAGATCATGTTTCTGTGTAAAGATCAGATAGATCTGCGGAGACAACTAACAGATGAGTATGGAATAGATCTATACTCAGCATCTGAACCAAGAATATCTAAAGAGTTGTTTTTATTGTTCCTTAGTAAGCAAACTGGGATTAAGAAATATGAGCTCAGACAGATGAGAACTAATAGGTTAAAGATCACAGTCCGTGACATTATACTACCTTATATAGAATTTAAGACGGCTACTTTTCAAAATCTTTTGAAGAAGTTTCAGGATGTGGTTATATATCCGGGTGAAACAAAAGGTGGCTTTAAATATTCTGTAAGGTATAAAGGTGTACAGACAGACTTTGGTCTTGGTGGTGTTCATGGTGCACGCTCTACTAAAGTATATGAGGCTAATGAGGAGATGATAATAATGACGTCTGACGTTACTAGTTTCTATCCTAATCTAGCTATTAGAAATAAGTGGGCTCCTGCACATTTACCTAAAGAAGAATTTTGTAATCTGTATGAATGGTTCTTTGAGGAAAGGAAAAAGATTCCTAAGAAAGACCCGAAGAATTATGTATACAAGATTATCTTGAATTCAACCTATGGTTTATCTAATGATGAGAACAGTTTCTTGTATGACCCAGAGTTTACTATGAGAATCACTATCAATGGTCAGCTTAGTCTTACTATGTTGTATGAGATGATTTGTGAAGAGATTCCAAATGCTTTACCACTTATGCAGAATACAGATGGTTTGGAGACAATGATCCCTAAACAGTATGAAGATAAGTATATGGAAATCTGCAGAAGGTGGGAGAAGCTAACTAATCTACAGCTAGAGCATGATAAGTATTCTAAGATTATCCTAGGTGATGTAAACAATTACATTGCTATTACAGAAGATGGTAAATCTAAATGTAAGGGTAGGTTTGAGTTTGCTAATCTTGCTATGCATAAGAACAAAAGTTTTCTTGTTATCCCTAAAGCAATACATGCTTATTTTGTAGATGGTATCAAGCCCGAAGATTATATTAAATCTAACACAGATATATTTGACTTCTGTGGGGGTGTAAAGATCAAGGGGGACTGGAATTTTTATGAACACAAGGTGGTTAGTGGAGAGTATTTAATTGAAAAAGTACAACATACTATCAGATATTTCATATCCAAGACTGGTAGTAAAGTGATTAAGAAGAACAATACTGACAACAGGGAAATACAAATTGAGGCTGGCAAATGGTTGCAGACTCTAATGATAGACTATAAGGATAAACCTTTTAGTGAATATGATATTAATTATGATTATTATTTGGACAAGATCAATAAGGAGATCCGTGATCTTGAGCCTATTGTAACACAACTTACTTTATTTTAATTATGCCAAAGAAAATTGCTGAATGTACAAAGGCGCACTTAGTTAGTGTGCCTTTACCGAATCATGGTGCTACTTATACTGTAATTAGTCACCAATCTGTAATGGATTATGTATATACTGAGCTTGCTGCTGCAGGCTTTGAAGTTGTTAGTGAAGAGTACAGATGTACTGCTGACGGACAAATTGCTCATGGGATTTACAAGTTAAATTTTAATAATGACCCTGAGCTATCTATGATGTTTGCATGGACAAACAGTTATAACAAACAAGTAAGATTTAAGTGTGGTGTGGGTGGCTATATTAACCTAACAGGTACCACTATGGTATGTGGAGACATGGGAAGCTGGGCCAGAAAACATACTGGTACTGCTGATGAAGAGACAGTTAAAACCATACAAGAGCAAATAGCTAATGCACACATGTATTATAATCAGCTATGTTCTGATAAAGAATCTATGAAAGGTATTACTCTAAACAAGAGAAAACAAGCTCAGCTACTAGGTATCCTATTTGCGGAGTATCAGATTCTTACTACAGAGCAGTCTAGTATTGTAAGACAACAAATGGATAGACCAAGTCATGTTTATGCTGATAGCAATAGCTTATGGGCATTCTATAACTATGTAACTATTGCATTGCAGCATTCACATCCTAAGACTTGGATGGAGGATCAAAGAGTCTTACATTATTTTATTTCTACTGTAAATAATTTCCAACAGTGCAGTGCACCTGCACAGGTAGTTCCTATAGTTGCACCTCAAGAGGAAGAAGTTATTGAAGCTACAGAAGCTTTTACTGACCCTAATCAGATAACAATCTTTGATGTTATAGCTGAAGAAGAGGCAAAAGAAGCTGAGGCAACTCAAATAACTTATACTGACCCTGCTGGTAATACTTTTGAATCAATAGATTTTCACAATGAAGTTGTTAATAACTACACTGAAGATCCAGAAGATGAAGAAGATCTAAATGATTGGATGAATCTACCACTAGAATCAGATGCAGATGATGCACCTACTTATATTCCTGATGAGAATCAAGAGTATACAGGTGAGAATGCTTCTCATATGAAGCTAGAAGAAGATGCTGTACAATCAGCTAACTTTGATGATCTAATTTTTAATATTAATGAGGAAGATGATGATGATTCATCAGACTTTTTCTAAGACCTTCAATTCCCAATTTTGAAGTATGAGAGGGGGATGGCGCAAGCTGTCCCCTTTTTTTTTAATTTTACAACATGAAAGAACAATTAAAAGCAGTGGCTGAGTTCCACAAAGCATTCAAACAAAAAGATGGTAAGTGGCCACAACCACTTGAGAAGAGTGAGTATGTGTTAAGACATGCCCTAATGAAAGAAGAGAATGATGAATACCTAGAAGCCTGTGAGAAGAACTCTCTTGTAGAAATAGGTGATGCTCTTGGAGATCAGTTATATATTCTCTGCGGTACCATTCTAAAACATGGTATGCAAGATGTAATAATAGATGTATTCAATGAGATACAAGCTAGTAACATGAGTAAGTTAGGTCCTGATGGACAACCTATTCTCAGAGAAGATGGAAAAATATTGAAGGGACCTGAGTATTTCAAACCAAATCTTAGTAAATTTATAAACCAATCCCATGAAGAAAAAGAAAATGAAAATTGAATTTAACGGTCAAGAACTGTATATCAACTTTGTGTCAGAAGATAGTAACTATGTTATTGTAAGTAAAGACAAAGAAGGTACACTTGGTAAGTTTAAACTTAATACAAGTGATCTTGTAGGAGTTGATATAAGTAAACTTAAAAAAGTTAAAAGGGGGACAAGATAATCCCCCTTTTTTTATGGTTTCTTCACTATCTATTGTAAGTGCCTTCAAAGGCTTTCACTGCTTCTCCTGGAGTAAGAGTGTATCCCGAATAACCCATAAGCTTTAAGAAATAAGACCAAGACTTATTGTCTCCTTTATTCCAAACTCCTTGTTCTCTTTCATAGTTTAATTTCTCAGGATCCCAAGTAAAGAAAAACTGATCAGAGAATCTAATAAATCTATCTAATGTTCCTGTCATTGCTGATGGAGACTTTACAGTTCTATACCAATCTCTAAGACCAACTCCAGGTAAGAACTGGATAGTTTCTGATCTCATCCTTATTGCCTCATAGAGCATAAAATTATATACCCAAGTTTTCTTAATTGCATTTTCTTCTTTTTCATCATCATCACCTCCACCAAGAAGTGTAAGTGCAGTTATCAATGCTACAAGAGCTGCAATCATAGTTAACTCTGCAGTTACTTTTCTAATCTGAGCTTTTTCAAATGGTGTATAGCTACCCCACTGTTTTATAACATTCATCTTATATGTTCTGGTATCTCTAATTAAAGTTCTCCAGAAAGTAATATAAGTACCTTCAGTAACAGTACCTAGCTCATCATCAAAACCAAGATTTTTATATCTTCTTTTTACTGCAGGAACCATGAACTTTCTATACATCATTACTAATCTACCAGCAGAGTATTTCTGAAGTACTGATTTATCAAAGTCATTGTATACACCATGCATTCTTTTATTTAATGCATGTAGTATATTTGTGTGTTCTATTCTTTGCTTCTCATCAAAATCTATAAGGTCACCTTCTGGGTTTTCTAATGTTTTATTTGCCCGGATTTGAACCTTATAGTTTTTAGTTTTATTACCATTCTCATCTGTGACAACATCAAATAAGAAAGTTCCATATTTTTCATGAGCTTGCAGAAGAGTAATTTCTTTTCCGCTTTCTTTGTCAATAACTTTTGTAGCATCCATTAAAGCTAACATAGCTGTAACTTGTACCTCATGTTCTCCAAAGTGCTGATTCCAGAAAAGAGTATTAGTTCTAAAAAGTTTTTGAGCTACAGTAGCAGAAACATCTCTACCATATTCATCTTTAAATTGTCCTTGTATAGCATCATAGTAATCTATTAAGCCACCTAACCAACTTTCAGCATATGGTTTACCAAAGTCTGATAAACATCCACCTAGCTTAGAAGCATATACAGCTTTAGCTTTTCCATAATTTTTTAAACTAAAAAACTCAGAACCAGCAGACTCAATGATAAGCTGAATATTACCTTGTAGATTATTAGCAACACCCTTAAGTAAGTCCATAGAAAGTGTAGTGATTGCAGATACAGAAATTAAAGTATTAGTTACTTTAGATAGCTCAAGGTTTAACCACTGTTGTGACTTCTGAGATTCACCTTTAATAACCATATTAATAAACTCATCCACATGAAATTGTGAATAGTCCATTCCATTATTTTTTACATACTCCTCATAGCCCATCTTCTTAGCAAATGCATCCATTACTGGTCTACCTTTGCTATCTTTTGCAGCTACTTTTCTGTTACCAATTACTTTTTGAAATGCATATATTTCAGACTGTACTTCATTTAATGCATTGTACCTTCTGGCCATTGCATCAAATCTTAATACTGATGATAATAAATCCACACTAACATCATCTGCATCCATAAACTGTGTAAAGTAAGTTGGGATAATATCAAACTTCTCTCCTGTAGAGCTACCTATACCATAAACATTTCTGTCTATCTCTTCTATCTGACCGGCTTGTTCTCCATAAAGTTCTTGATCATATTTTTTTCTTTTAAATGATTCAGAAATTTTACTTTTAGCAGCAGCTTTAACTCCAAATCTTTGAAGTCTTTCTGCATCATCCATCTCTATAGATGGTAATATGTATCCTCTTCTTTGTCCTTCTGGTAATAACTCTTGGGCCGCAAGATATTTATCTACTAAATACTTATGATATTCTCCTTGTGGGTTTAATGGTTTACCTTCTTTATCATATAGAGATAACCATTTAGCATTTAAATATTTATTAGATGGTTCTACAAGTTCACCATAGAATTTTTTACCTGTTTTAGTATCTTTTTCTACACTATTCAACCACTCTTGATATTCATCCTCAGTAATAATACCTTGTTCCCAATCTTTTTTCTTTTCATTTTTTATTTTATCAATCTCTTCTCTAGATTTTGGTTGAGTATTTCTATCATACCATTGTCTTCTTGCTTTATACCATTGCTTTAATGCTTCTTCATATTGTTTTTTTTCAATATCTGAAGGATCTTCTTTTAGTTTTGGTTTAGGATTTTCTTTATAAAACTCCCGTTCTGCTTTTTGATACTCATTCATATCATATTTCTGAACAAAAGAAACCACCTTATCAATAATAACTTCTCCAGTTTTAGGATCCCTAACAACTTTACCTCTTACATCTCTTCTAGCTACTTCTAAAAACTCATAGAGACCTTCATTTAATGTTGCAACATTACTAAAACCTCTTCCTGTTTTTTTAACAAACTCTCTAAGCTTATCTACACCTTGATTTCTCTCTTGTATATCCTCTACTTTAGTACTTTCAAATTGTGTTTTGATCATTTTAGCAAACAATGATAATGGTGCATCTCCTGAACTTATCAGTGGATTAAGATATGCATCAAATATGTTTTCATTTTTAGCAGTCTCTCTTAATAAATTAGATAATGATTCTTTATCAAGCATTAAAGCTTTCCATTCTGCTAATTTTTTTTCATTGAATTCAAGATCTTTTGCTCTTCTTTTATCAGATAATGTAGTATCAGTTTTTATTTTTTCTACTCTTTCCTCAAAAGCTTTTATATTTTCTTGAATGGTTTTAGTACCTCTTGTAGATCTATAATCTATAAGTGTCTCTGCAATTACATCTATTACTTTTTCATCAAATACTGTTTTGATATTATTTCTAGTCTGTATTGCAATTGATAATTTTTCTTGAGGTGTTAATTCTGACTCAGGTTTATTTGCTGAAACAGGTTTAGAGAAGTATCTATCAATATCTTCTTTACTGATTTCATCTAATATATTATATCCATTAGCAAACTGATTAGCTGCAGATAATATATCTAGAAGTTCTTTACTATCAATTTCTCCATTGCGGCTTTTCTTTAATGCTTCTAACATAGTTTTTCTTGTTTCCTTACCTTCTATGTATGCATGTTCTATAAAAGCATTGATTGCTTCTACACCTTCAAGCTCATTTAATTGTTTAATGATTCTTGCCAATGATGCTTTCTTTGCTTTTTGATTCTGAACTTTCTTTCTATTTAGTTCATACTGTTTTGCCTTTAGAAATATTTTTACCTTTTTAAGTGATCTATCAAAGGTTGGTTCTTCTATAAACTCATCTACTGTTTCATCTTCAAAAACTTCTACAGGAATATCTGATAAATCTGGATCACTATTAAGTGCTTGCTCAAAGCCATAGAGAAGATCCCATTCTTCTCTGGCTCTTTGAACATTACCATTATTTAAAGCAAGTAATTCTTGCCATTCTTTACTGCTTGTGTTTGGACAACTCCCTAACATAACTTATCTAATTTTTCTTTTACATTAAAATAATCCTGCATTGTCTTTGCTTCCATCAAATCTTTGATGATATCATTGATGTCATAACCCATGTCAGCAAATTTATGATCCAAAGCTAGTAATTTTCTGTTACTATCTATAAAGTTTAAGCTTTGTTCTATTAGTGCTGGATCTACAGGCTCATTCATTTTTGGTTCAGGTACAGCTACTCCAGTCTCCATGTTAATGTTTCTCATGTAGATTTGTCCAGTTGTTGGGTCAGACCAGTCATAATTACCAAACTTATTAAAAGTCCAAGTTCTTGTACCCACTGCAAATGATTTTGGTTGAACTCCATTACTTGCAGCAACTAATCTAGCATACTCCTCCATGTCAGTTACAAGAGATGTATTTGACATATCTTTACCAGCACCTTTACCTTTTTGAATTTCTTTGAGTTCTCTTAAATCCATTTCTTTTTGCGCAATTTGATTGGTATTCAAATATTGATTTAAGAAATTGTTTTTACCCATAGTCAAAATCTCAATGATAATGCTTCTAACATCTTGTACATCTATATTAGATAGCCCATCCTCTTCAAAATAATCCATCCATATTGACTCTGCTGCACGTTCAACAGATACTCCATTTTTATCAAGTAAACCAATATTGATATCTTTGTTTGTACCTGTCTTAGCTCCTGTTTCTTTTCTTGCAGATTCAGGAGTTATCTTTTTCATGTTTCTTGCAATGATAACATATTTATTTACAAGTTCTGCTTCCTCATCCATCTCTCTTAATTCCTTGATTTCTCTTTCAAGAATTTTGATTTGAAGTTCTATTGGAGTTTCATCTTCTCCCTCACGTACTGGACCTTGGGGTTGACCAGATGGTTTATTAGAAAGCACAGCTTTAAGTTGTTCTCTCCAATTTTTATCTGCTAAATTAATAGTAGGTATACCTTTTCTTCTAGCCATTTCTACAGCTTGTCCTGTACCACCTTTTGGTCTAATTGAACCAGGAATTTCTTGTGCCCAGAATAATACAAAATCTACTGGTGTGTCTAAATTAGCACCAAATACTTGATTAGTATTTCTAGCCATTAAGTTTTGAACAGCCCATGCAGATCTTTCACCTGATTTTTCAGCTTCTTCTTGTGTTGCACCTTCAGCTAATCTTGATTTTATTTTTTTAGATTTAGATGCATTCATAGCACCCTGAAGGTCAGGATGTATTTCATTAGCAACATTTATTTCTCTTTGACCTGTTCTATCAAATCCTTTAAATATTTCCTTTTTTGTTGCTCCATTTTCAAATGCTGTGTCTGCACCTTCTGCTGCACCACTTCTTAATGTATAACCTAAATCATCAAGATACTTAGCAATTTGAGGCATAAGATCAAGAGCTTCTTGTGGTGTTTGTCTACTTCCTATACCAGCATAAGTCATAGTAGGTGTAGTAGATTTACCAGGAAGAGAATCAAATACTGGAGTTTTAGATGTTCCCGTAGGTTCTATAACTTCAAACTCTATAGCTGCAGCACCATCTTTAAATCTATCTATAACATTTACATCTTCTGCTCTCCAACCTTCTTTATTCCAAGTACCTTTCCATCCTTCAGAACCTTTAGGGTGTATTGCAGTTACTTTTGCATAAATAGTTTTAGTTGAACCATCAGCAGACTTACCAAAATGCTTAATAATATCTCCTACCTTAATAGCATATTTTGCCATTTCAGATTCACTTCTGGTAGTTCTTGTTCTAAAACCTGATTCTATCATATCTATAGAATGTGGATTTGGACCAAGAGCTTTGATAGCCTCATTGTTAGCTACTACTGTTGAACCAAATGACTTTACTCCAGATACTTTATTTTGTGGAACATCTGCTACAGATACAATTGCAGCACCTCCAGTAGGTTGAGTAGTACCTTCACCACCCTTAAACATTTGGTATCCTGTTTCTAGATCTACATTTTCATAGTATACTGTACCAAATAAGTCAGAGTCTTGACTTATCTCTACCATGTCATATAGATTAGATTTATTAAGCATCCAGGCTGCAGTATTTGGCATACCCTGTTGTCTACCATTATAAAATGCTGGGAACTTAGTTTGTAAAGTTGTAAACTTAGAAGGCTTAATACCATTAGATGATATTAAATATCTCTTAAATGCTTTAACATCTTCATCTAAAATAAGTTTCTCACCTTGTTTAAATTCTGAAGGAACCATTTGTGAAGCTTCATCTAATTCAAACTCTTCTATTCCAGATGCTCTTTTTTTATCAAGTTCATTTGCTATAGCTTCTATGTCCGCATTTGCATATTCATTTTTAACACCTAACATTATTTTAAACCTCTGTCTAGAAACAGTTTGTTGATATACAGCATTTAATAATGCTTGTATTTCTTCACTAGGAGCTTTGCTTGGATTAATGTAATTACCCATAAATGCTTCTGTAGAAGGCATGATAATATCTTTAAACTGAGATGAATCTAAAGCACTATTAAAGCTTGTTCCTGATTTACCTACACCATGCTGATAGTACATCATGATTGAGAACAAATTAAATATCTCACTTATTCTTTTATCCTTAGATGCAATTACAGGATTGTTACTTGGGTTATCTAATTTTTGGATAGAGATATCTCCAAGCTGTCTAATCTGATTGTAGTAGTCTTGAGCCAGTGCTCCTTTTACATCTGATCTATTATTCAATCTGATTATTCTAAATCCTTCTCTGTTTCTTTGTGGAGAAATTTGAGTAAGGATTGGGAATCTATCAAATAGTGCTGGGTAATTTTCCAATGAATCAATTAACTCTAATACGTTATTGGTATAACTATATTTAGTTCTACCCATAATATAATATGGGTTATAACTATTTGATAGTGCTCTCTCAGATATATACTGAATATATGCTTGATCTATATTACCATCATTTTTTGCAATTATTTGTCCAAAATAATCACTATCTGCTAATGAGTCTATTGAATTATTTTCTTCTAATAGAGCTAACTCAATATGATATCTGTAGAAAGATCTTAGATTTTTAAATGGATCTTGACCCACTTTAAAAGTATCATAATTTCTGTTTACATAAGCTGCGTCAGTATCATTATTTTCCAAGAAAGATTTATTTGCAAAATCAAATTCAATAATTCTAGTGTTTATAAGAATTTTATCTTCTTCAATTTTTACAAGAACATCCATAGTATTATCTACCACTACTTCTTTACCATTGATTGCTTCTGGGTAATTTACTAACTTACCAGTTGCATCAGAAGAATATGATAAATAGTTTTGATATATAAAGTTTACTAAAGTATTTCCATACTGTCTTATAAACTCAGCTCTTCCATCAGCACCTACACCAAAAGCATTAGAAATTTCTCCTCTATTTTCTTTTAGTGCCTCATCTATATAATTAACAATGCCATCATCAAGTTTAGTTTGAAATAATGGTTTTAATAAATCAATTGTTAAATCATCAAATATTAATGAAGATACAACAGATTCATTCATTAATTTATTTAAGAAATCTTGATCTATTTCTTCTGATTGTTTTAAATATTCTGGAACATTAGTTTGTTTTGCACTAAAGAAAGTTTTATATTTTTTCTTTCTGATTATTGCTTCTTGAGTAGTAGAAACTTTTGCAGTATCCGGAGTAAATGATTTTTCAAGATCATTCATTCTTGAATACTGTCTCTCTAATTCAACATAATGTGCAAAGATCATCAGTGCTTTTAAGCTAGATGAATCTTGTTTCTTCATTATATCTACCAAATCAGATGTTTGAATTTCATCTTTATTAGCAAGTGTATTTTTTGCAATATAATCAATTAAGAAATATGCATTTTCTTTGCTCAATAAATATCCAGCTTTATCAAAAGTAGGAACAACATAACTATAAATTTCTTTTTTTGTTTCATCCGGTAAGTTTATCAAAATAGATGAAATAGAATTAGGATTTATTCCTTCACCAGTTTTTACAAAAGCATTTAATTGATTTCTTAAAGCAGCCACAGTATATACACCACCTTTACCAGGAATAATTACTTGAAGTTCTAAGTCTTCAGGTAATGATTTCATTATAGCCGCAAGTTTATTTTTATTTACCTCAAGAACCAGCCTTTTTAATTGATCTTCAGTTAAAGTCTTCTTAAGATTTTCAATAAACAAATTTTGAGAAATCATAAATTTTTTCTGCTTTCCAAATAAAGCATTATTTATAGAAGACTCATTTATCTTTTGTAAATCAAGATACTGAGATACTAGTGGTTGATTAAGTAGGTAAACTATTTGTTCTTGATCTACTCCCGCTCTTGTTAGATAACCATAAACATCCATTGCTTCTGGAACCAACTTTAATTCAAATGGGAATGTAGCTTTAGCTCTATCCAATACTCCTTGTAATGAGTGAGAAGTTGTGTCAGAAATATTTTCACCAGCCACATTATTTTCAGCACCAATAGATATAACAGTTTCACCTTTAGAATTTACTGTAGTATTCTTATTAAATCTAACATCTAATGGAACCTTTAGTGTAAGGCCTGCATTATATGTTGCTGGCATTTTTGCACCAGCAGCTTTATACATAGGAATAGACTTAGTAAGTTTTGCTAAAATACCTAGTGATGGTTCAAGTGATAAGTTTGCATCATGTACATAAAGGTTATATCCTGCTGTAAAATGGTTTGACGTATTTGGAATCTTTATACCTTTTGTGTTTACATCAGATGGTCTTCCGCCAACATTTTTAAACTTATCATATCCTGTTCTAAATTCTGTTACATTTTCCTCATATCTATCTACTAGATATGTACCATTAGGCTTAGTTAATGTTACAGCATTTTCAGGAAGCATTAATATTTCTACAGATGCTTGTAAGTATCTGTTCTGTAAATACTTTTTCTGTAGTTCAATTAACTGTCTAGAAGTAAGTCTATCTTTAGGAAGTTTCTTTTTCTTCTCAAGTTCTTTAGTCTCTTCTAAAACTTTGTCAAAATTTTCTACTCCTTTATCAATATAATTACCATCACTGCCTATATTAGGCATGGACATAAATAACTTATCCCCATCAAAGTCAGAACCTGCTTTTGCTACAATCTCAGTTGGTGTAATGATAGTATTACCAAATGCCTCTGGTAAGAAATGCCAAACGGTAGCTGCCTCAATAGTGTTATGTGCATCATTAGGGATTCTAGGTCCGAACAATGTTAATGACTTTTTATTTTTTGCAAACCACTCAGGATTCTTTATTAACTGATTTAATCTTTCAATAGTCTCAATCTTATTTCCTTCTAGATCATTAGCATTAAGTAAGTTTCTAAAGTCTCCTTGTAAGGCAATAGCAATTTTCATTTCTTCAGTTCTAGTTTCTCCATTTGCTAAATAGAAAGCAAGAGTATTAGTTCCTAAATACTTTTGTATTTCTTTTAATTCTGTAAGATCTAAATATGGTGTATCCCAAGTACCATTTGTAAATGTTGCTGGAGATTGAACTAATGGCTCACCTTTAGTCTGTTGTTTAATAACTCCTCTTTGAATTAAACTAACAAGTAATTTTTCAATACTATCTGATTCAGGATGCAATGATAAATCCATTGCAATTTGTCCCTTAAGAGTGGTATTTACTAGTTTAATTAAATGTG